CTTAGTTAAACTATACGAGCAAATAGACTACAATGAGGATTTATCAAATACTTTACCTATAACTGTAGGTAATTTTCAATGGGTTAATGGTGTTAAAGATTCTCAAGTAATATTTTACCCAAACCCCAAAGGAAGATTCAAAGTTAGTTGGACACCACCGCTTCATATGCAAAACAATTGTATATTAAAAAATGGAGTAAAGCATCCAGGTAACGAACACATAGGTGCTTTTGGTTGTGACTCTTATGATATATCAGGTACGGTTGACGGTGTTGGATCTAAAGGCGCATTACACGGTTTAACAAAGTTTAGTATGGAAGAAGTTCCTTCTAACATGATATTTTTAGAGTACTTAGCAAGACCACAGACCGCAGAGATATTCTTTGAAGATGTTTTAATGGCATTAGTATTTTACGGCATGCCTTTACTTTGTGAAAATAATAAGCCACGTTTATTATACTACTTAAGAAGACGTGGTTACAGGGGTTTTAGCATGAATAGACCTGACAAAATTTGGAGTAAACTATCTGCAACTGAAAAAGAAGTTGGCGGAATACCTAATTCAAGTGAAGATATAAAGCAAGCTCACGCGGCAGCTATTGAAATGTACATACAAGATCATGTTGGATTAAAACAAGATGGTAGTTATGGTAGTTTGTATTTTAATGAGTTGCTAAACGATTGGGCTGGATTTGATATAAACAAAAGAACAAAGTACGATGCGTCTATTAGTTCTGGGCTAGCTATTATGGCTTGCAACAGGCATCTTTACAGACCAAACGCACCAGTACAAAGACCAAAAATAAATATAAGTATTGCTAAATATAAAAACACTGGTAATACATCAACATTAATTAAAGAATAAATATGGCAGAGTCTGGTATAAACAATTATTTTCCAAGCCAAGTTGTTAGCGATAGTGAAAAAAACTCACAAGAGTATGGTTTAAAAATAGCTAACGCTATTGAGAACGAGTGGTTTCACATGGATAGAGGTTCAAATAAATATCACACTAACCATAACAACTTTCATAAACTAAGACTGTACGCTAGAGGCGAGCAGCCTATACAAAAATACAAAGACGAGTTATCTATAAATGGTGATTTGTCGTATCTTAACTTAGACTGGAAGCCAGTACCTATTATACCTAAGTTTGTAGACATAGTGGTCAATGGAATAGCTGAAAGAACCTTTGATATAAAAGCGTACTCACAAGACCCTTACGGCGTAGGTAAACGAACGAAGTACATGGAAGGTATTTTAGAGGACATGAGGACTAAAGAATACAAGCAAGGTGTCATGCAGGCTACAGGTATAGATTTAAACAAGAGTGAGCTTGAAGTTTTACCAGAAACACAAGAAGAGCTAGATCTTCACATGCAGTTAACTTACAAGCAATCTGTTGAACTAGCTGAAGAACAAGCTATTAATGTTTTATTAGACGGTAATAAATACGAACTAACTAAGAAAAGGTTTTTTTATGATCTAACAGTGCTTGGTATAGGAGCCGTTAAAACAAGCTTTAACACTTCTGAAGGTGTCACTGTTAAATATGTTGATCCAGCCGACTTAGTTTACTCTTACACTGAGTCACCATATTTTGATGATATATATTATGTTGGGGAAGTAAAACAGATACCTATTAACGAGCTTATTAAAGAATTTCCAAATTTAACAACTGACAGATTAGAGGATATTGTTAAAAACAGAAGTCACAAACAAACAAACTACAATCAATCTTCTTCTACATTAAGAGAAGAGGATAGTAACAAAGTTCAAGTTTTGTATTTTAATTACAAGACTTATAATAGTGAGGTTTACAAAATAAAAACTACTGGAAGCGGCGCTTCAAAAGCAATATCAAAAGATGATACTTTTAATCCACCAAAAGAAGCTGTTGATTTTCAAAAACTTGATAAAAAAATTGAAGTACTATACGAAGGTGCTACAATACTAGGTAGTAACGAGCTTTTAAGTTGGGGTTTAAGCAAGAACATGATGAGACCTAAAAGTGATTATACTAAAGTGAAAATGAATTACGCTATTGTTTCGCCTAGAATGTACAAGGGTAGAATAGAGTCTTTAGTTGGTAGAATAACAGGTTTTGCTGACATGATACAGCTTACTCATTTAAAACTCCAACAAGTAATGTCTAGGTTAGTACCAGACGGTATATATTTAGACGCTGATGGTTTGTCAGAAATAGACTTAGGTAACGGAACAAATTACAACCCACAAGAAGCTTTAAACATGTTTTTCCAAACTGGTTCTATTATAGGTAGATCGTTTACATCTGATGGTGATCAAAACCCAGGCAAGATACCAATTCAAGAAATACAATCTGGAAACGGTGGTGCTAAAATGCAAAGTCTAATTGGTACATATAATTATTATCTACAAATGATAAGAGATGTAACCGGACTTAACGAGGCTAGAGACGCCGCAACACCTGATAAAAATGCTTTAGTTGGTGTTCAGAAGTTAGCAGCAGCAAATTCAAACACAGCTACAAGACATATTTTACAGTCAGGATTGTTTTTAACAACAGAAGTTGCTGAGGCAATATCGTTGAGAGTTTCTGATATTTTAGAGTATTCACCAACAAAAGATGCTTTTATACAACAGATTGGAGCTCACAACGTTGGAACTCTTGAGGATTTGAAAGAACTACACTTGTATGACTTTGGTATATTTTTAGAGTTAATGCCAGACGAAGAAGAAAAGGCAATGCTTGAAAATAATATACAAATGGCATTACAACAGCAGTTAATAGAACTTGCAGATGCAATTGACCTTAGAGAGATTAAAAACATTAAACTAGCAAATCAACTACTAAAAATACGTAGAAAAAGAAAGCTAGAAAATGATCAAGCAATGCAACAGCAGAATATTCAAGCTCAAGCACAAGCTAATCAACAAGCTCAACAAGCAGCTGCTCAAATGGAAATGCAAAAAGAACAAGCAAAAGCTAGTGCTCAAGGCGAGCTAGAAAGTTTAAAAGCTCAACTAGACAGTCAGAAACTAGTTCAGGAAGCAGAAATTAAAAAACAGCTAATGGAAGTAGAGTTTATGTACAACATGCAATTACGTCAAGCTGATGTACAAAACAATCAAGGAAAAGAAAAAGAAAAAGAAGATCGTAAAGATGAAAGAACAAAAATACAAGCATCTCAACAAAGCGAGATGATTGATCAAAGAAATAATCAAAAACCACCTAAAAACTTTGAGTCAGCAGGTAATGATACTATAGGTAGTGGATTTGATTTAGGTTCTTTTGATCCTAGGTAACAATTATTAATTTATATTATATTATATTATGGAAGAAAACGTAGAAAACGTAGTTGAAGAAACTACAAAAACAACCAAAAAGGTTGAAAAAACTAAAAAAACCAATGTTAATGAAGACGGCGATTACGTTGTTAATTTAAACAAACCAAAAGAAGATGAAGTTGAAAAAGATAACCTTGACAACGAGGGAGTGGTTGCAGTCGATGATAATGCCGACGCCACAGAAAAACAAGAAGAAGTACAACCGGAAGAACAAACACAAGAAGAGTCTCCAGTATTAGAAGAAGTTACTGAAGAAGAAGTTAAAGAGCAAACAGAAGAATTAGCTGAAGAAATAATTGAAGCTAAAGAAACTGGAAAAGCTTTACCTGAAAACCTACAAAAAGTAGTAGATTTTATGGAAGAAACCGGCGGTACACTAGACGATTATGTAAAACTTAATCAAGACTTTTCAAGTTATGATGACATGACAGTTCTTAGAGAGTATTACAAACAAACAAAATCTCATTTAAATTCTGAAGAAATAGAATTCTTAATTGAAGACTCGTTTTCGTATGACGAAGATGAAGATGAAGAAAGAGATATTAAAAAGAAAAAAATAGCGCTTAAAGAGCAAGTTGCCAGCGCTAAAAGCCACTTAGACGGGCAAAAGTCTAAATACTATGAAGAAATCAAAGCAGGTTCGAGGTTAACGCCAGAACAACAAAAAGCAATGAACTTTTTTAATAGGTATAACAAAGAGTCTGAAGAAAATCAAAAGATAGCAGAAAAACAAACTAATACTTTTTTAGATAAAACTAAACAAGTTTTTAACGATAATTTCAAAGGTTTTGAATACAACGTCGGTGATAAAAAGTATAGGTTTAACGTGAAAAATGCTGTAGAGATTAAAGAAAGCCAAAGCGATATTAATAATTTTGTCAAGAAGTTCTTGAATGAAAATAATGAAATGTCAGATGCTAAAGGTTATCATAAATCTTTATTTACAGCAATGAATCCCGATGCTATTGCTAATCACTTTTACGAACAAGGCAAAGCTGATGCTGTTAAAAACAGTGTGGCTAAAGCTAAAAATATTAATATGGACCCTAGACAATCGTTTTCAAACGATAATACTAGTGGGCCAAAAGTAAGGGTGCTTGCTAATGATTCTCCTAGAGGTTTTAAGTTAAAAACTAAAAATAAATAAAAACTAAATTTAAAAAAACAAAATTATGAGTATTACAAGCGCAACCCAGTCGAGAGCAGCTTCTGTTAAGACAGCTCTTTCTGGCAACTACTTAGACATCCAAAGTGACGGATGGGCTAAGCAATACTTACCAGATTTAATCGAAGCGGAAGCTGAGGTTTTTGGTAAAAGAACAATAAGTGGTTTCTTATCTCAAGTTGGAGCTGAAGAAGCTATGGCTGCTGATCAAGTTGTTTGGTCAGAACAAGGTAGATTACATTTATCTTACAAAGGTACTATAGGTACAGCTAATGTTAGTACAATTGAAATTGATACTGATATTGATGGAATTAATGCTAACACAAATCATGGTGTTAGAGTTGGAGATACTGTTTTAGTAGCTTCTTCTGTATTAACAGTTCAATGTTACGTTTCTCAAATCAATTCTGATACTAATGGTGACCAAAATGCTGGTGCAACAGCTTTTATTACTGCAGTTCCTTATTCTCACGAACATTTAGACAATGCAGGCTTTGGTGATTCTGATGCTTTAACTGTGTTAGTTTACGGTTCTGAGTACAGTAAAGGTGTTGCAGGTAAAGTTGGTTCTAACGAGCCTTCATTCACTACTTTCACTAACAAGCCAATTATAATGAAAGACATGTATCAGGTTTCTGGTTCTGATGTTTCTCAAATTGGTTGGGTTGAAGTTACAGGTGAAGACGGACAAAATGGTTACATGTGGTATTTAAAAGCTGAAGGTGATACAAGATCACGCTTTGCTGATTATACTGAAATGGCTATGATTGAGTCTGAAAAAGCTGCTGCTGCATCTATTGTTAATGGTAGTGCTACTGGTACTGACGACAAAGGAGGTACTGAAGGTTTATTCGCTGCTATTGAAGCAAGAGGTCACCAAACTTCTGGAGTAAGTGGTGTTAACGCGGCTACTGATCTAGCTGAGTTTGATGCTATTTTAGCTGAGTTTGATAAAAACGGTGCTATTGAAGAAAATATGTTATTCTTAAACAGAGCTACAGCTCTTGCTTTTGATGATATGTTAGCAACAATGAATTCTTATGGAGCTGGTGGAACTTCTTACGGAGTATTCAACAATGCAGAAGATATGGCATTAAATTTAGGTTTCTCTGGTTTTAGACGTGGATCTTACGATTTCTACAAAACTGACTGGAAATACTTAAATGATTTATCTACAAGAGGTGGTATTAACGCTAGAAATGTTGCAGGTGCAATAAGAGGTGTTATTATTCCAGCAGGAACTTCTTCTGTTTATGATGAAAGCTTAGGAAAGAACTTAACTCGTCCTTTCTTACACGTAAGATACAGAGCTTCTGCAACTGAAAGTAGAAAAATGAAAACTTGGATCACTGGATCAGTTGGAGCTGTTACTTCTGATTTAGATGCAATGACTGTTAATTTCTTAACTGAAAGATGTCTAGTTGTTCAAGGTGCTAACAATTTCATGTTAATGAACTAAGCACAAACTATTGAAAGAACCGGGGCTTCGGCCTCGGTCCTTTTATTTTATTAATTTATATTATATTATATTATGGCAAAAAAACAAACAAAAGCTCCATACCAGGGAGATCCTGGAGATGAGCATATAGAGAAAGTAGCAACACCGGTTATGGAAACTCCAAAACCAAAAATAAAAGTTGAGCTTAAAAAACCAACTTGGGAAATAAAAGATAGAGTTTACTATTTAAAAAGTGATAAAAAACCTATTTCAAAATTAATAAAAGGTAGTGGTATTGCTTTTTTTGATGAAGAAAAAGGTTATGAAAGAGAACTTAAGTATACTTCAAATCAAAAAACACCTTTTGTTGATGAAATGGTAGGTGATCAAAGACTTGAGCATATTATTTTTAGAAATGGAGCTTTAGCAGTTCCTAGAAACAAAGTAACTTTGCAAAAGCTATTAAGTTTATATCACCCTTTAAAAGATATTATATACGAAGAACACCAACCGCTTCAAGAAGCAGAAGACGAAGTTGAGATTTTAGAATTAGAAATAGACGCTTTGATAGCGGCTAAAAACTTAGACATTGATATGGCAGAAGCTGTTATGCGTGTAGAGTTAGGTTCTAAAGTGACAGAGATGAGTTCTAAGGAGCTCAAAAGAGATATGTTGTTGTATGCAAAAAGAAACCCAGAACTATTCTTAGAGTTGATAAACGATGAGAATGTTGTTCTTAGAAACTTTGGTATTAGAGCAACTGAGGTTGGTATATTAAAATTATCTTCAGATCAAAGAACATTCACTTGGGGTTCTAATAATAGAAAACTAATGAACGTGCCATTTGATGAGCATCCATATTCAGCTTTAGCCTCTTGGTTTAAAACTGATGAAGGTATGGAAATTTACACAAATATAGAAAAACAATTGAAGTAAAAACCTTGTAGAAGCAGTCGCTCCTCGGGGCGATTGCAAACTACAAACTAAAAAGAAATTATGGCGGTAAACGTAGATAAAGTATATCAAAGGGTCTTAGCAATAGCTAATAAAGAACAAAGAGGTTACATAACGCCTCAGGAGTTTAACTTATTTGCTAATCAAGCTCAAATGACTATTTTTGAGCAGTACTTTTATGATATGAATTTTTTCGCTAGAAAACCTGGAGCTACTAATACTAGCGCCTACTCTGACATGTTAGAAGTTTTGGACGAAAAAATATCAGAATTATCCTGCTCATTTTACAGCTTGACAGATGGATTATACCAAAGTTATTCAACTGGTACACAAGGTACAGCACAGGCTTTGCCACCAGACTTATATAGGCTAGGTACGGTTTGGTACTACTGGGATAATGATTATATAGAGGCTGAATACATACCTCAAAACGAGTTTAGATATTATGCTAACTCTTCTTTAGCTAGACCAGCAAACGATCAACCTATATACACTAGAGATAAAGATGGTATAAAAGTATGGGGCCAAAACACTACAACAGCACGTATCATACAAAGAAACACAAATGTGTTAATTGACTATGTTAAAATACCTGGTTATACCACAGATGCTGTTAATTGGGGTTATACTGAAATAAATGGCGCTGCGTTGTACAATAGCACAAGTTCTAAAGATTTTCAACTTCATGTTTCTGAAGAGGTTGAATTAGTTAATAAAATACTACAATTAGCAGGAGTTGCTATAAAAGACCCTGTTGTAGCTCAAACAGGAGCTCAACAAGACGCTATGAAAGTTCAACAAGAAAAAATATAACAAATGGGATTATTCACACAAGAGCACCAAAGGTATTATACTAAAACACAAACGATAAATCAACAAGCAGCTGGCTTAACGCAGCTAAGCACGTTTGATTTACTAAACCCACTTCCACCAACAACAAATGATCCTACTATAAATTCTTACAACACAGACATGGTTGTGAAAGTTAACGGTGTTGTTATATCTAATATAAATTATTCTTATATAAAAGGAACTCCACAGATTGTATTTGGTAGAAAAAAATTATCAATAAGAAGTCTTACAGGGGTAGCTGTTGCCGCCGCTGGTGGTACTTATGCTGTTACAGGTGTTGATATAGGTAATGTTGCTGGCTCTGTTATAACTCTTGCTGCAGAAAACACAACTATGCAAGTTGGAGACATAATAGCTGTTACTAACGTGAGCAACTCTAGTAGCTTTAGTACAACATCAACCGCTAACGGTGCTGGTCTTGCTGTGTCAACAACTGAAAATATATCTATATATAAAATTGCTGATGACAACATAACCGTAACCTTAAACAAACCTGTTAGAATAGAAAACGGAGCATTTGTTTATTTGTTTAAATACAATTGGATAAGCGATATAACAAACACTTCTACCACAAACTACAGTTCAAATCATATACCTACAACTCAAGTATCTACTCAAGTTCCTCCTGGTGCTAAGATAGAGATAATAAACTCTCACAACAACGAGACAGGTAACTATCAAAACATATCATTAAAAGAAATTATAAATAACTTTATGATTTCATACGTAGGGCAAGATAAGTTAATAAACAAAATAAAAAGATCTGACGTTGCTTTTCATGCTAGAAGAGCACAGCAAGAATTAAGCTACGATACATACAGATCTTCTAAGTCTCAAGAAATAGAAATACCAGCTTCTTTAACCATGTTACTTCCTCATGATTATGTTAACTATGTTAAGTTAAGTTATTCTGATGCCTCTGGTATAGAGCATGTGTTATACCCAACATCAATAACAGGTAATCCATCTGCAATTACTCAAGACGCTAACGGTGCTTACACTTACAATACTGATGGGTCTTTAGTAACAACAGACTCAAACACTTGGGCTTCTTTTCAAACTTTATCTGCTAATCAAACAAATAAAGACGACTACAACTACGACAACGACTTGTTTGATAATAGTTTAGGTGAAAGATACGGGTTGAACCCTGTTCAGATGCAAGTAAACGGTTCTTTTTTTATAGATTCTTTAAAAGGAAACATACATTTTAGCTCTAACTTACTAGGAAAAACTGTAACCTTAAAGTATCTAAGCGACTCAATGGGAACTCTAGACGAAATGGTGGTTCATAAGTTCGCTGAGGAAGCTATGTACAAGTGTATAGCATACGCTGTTTTATGCGGAAGAGCTAACGTACAAGAGTATATAGTTAGAAGATTTAAAAAAGACAGGTTTGCAGCTGTTAGAAACGCCAAACTAAGATTATCAAATTTAAAATTAGAAGAGCTTACTCAGGTTATGAGAGGAAAATCTAAGCAAATAAAACACTAATATATGCCAGAGATTAAAAACAATTTCACGTCGGGGAAGATGAACAAAGACCTTGACGAGAGACTACTACCTAAGAATGAATATAGAAATGCGCTGAACATTGATATCGCTACAACGGAAGGTAGTGATGTTGGATCAGCGCAAAATTCTTATGGTAATGTAAAGGTTTCTAATATTGGTATAACAGGTGCAAAATGTATTGGTAGTGTTTTAAATCCTGAAAACCAAAAGATTATTTGGTTTATATCTGGAACTGATGTTGATGCAATAGCTGAATACGACCAAGCAACTCAAGTTATAAAACCTATACTAGTAGATAACACGGTTAAAACAACTGTGAAAACTGATGGTGCTGTAAGTAATTCTACATCTGTAACAATAGACGCTA